GCCGGCGCGCGCATTCCGGACGCAGTGAGCGATCTCATCAATCCCTTTCGGACGATCAGACTATGAAAGCGCCAGTCAAAATCGGTGACCTCCGGCACCGCGTCGTGATCGAGCGCGGCGTGCGGACGAGCGACGGTGGCGGTGGCGGTGGTTCGACGGTCGAATGGCAGACGGTCGCTGAAGTCTGGGCGGCGATTTGGTCGCGCAACGTCGGCGAAGGCTTTGCGAGCGGCCGTGTCGCCGGAACAGCGACGCACGACGTCTGGATACGTTATCGCGCCGACGTGCAGCCTGATATGCGCATCGTCTACGGCGAGCGCGTATTCGATATTCTCGGCGCCATCGACGTCGAGGATCGTGCGGCGTGGTTGAAGTGTCCTGTCGAGGAGCGTGATCTATGAATGTCAATGTGAGTATCGGCGGCATCGGTTCATCGGCGCGCATGCGAGCCCTCGCGCTGGTGCGCGAGGCGATCGCCAAGCGCGAACAGCAAAGGGACGGCGGGCGCGGCAGGGAAGCGCCGGCAAATAACGTGCTGCTTCCGCCCGATGCGCTATCCGAGCGAGGCCGATGATGTCGAGCGCGGCCTTCGCCTTGCAAAAAGCCATCTTCGAAACGCTGACGAACGATGTGGCGACTCTGGCCGCGTTGGGCGGCCCGCGCATCTATGACGACGCGCCGGCGCGCGTGCAATTTCCGTTCGTGACATTCGGGCAATCGACGGCGCGCGATTGGTCAACGGGCAGCGAGGATGGATATGAGCATCTGATAACGTTGAACATCTGGTCGCGTGCCCGGGGCAGCAGGGAAGCGCAAGTGGTGCTCGCAGCGGTCCGCGCTGCGCTTCACGATCAGGATTTGGCGGTGTCCGGGCATCACCTCGTCAACCTTCGCCACGAACATTCAGAAGTCCGCCGCGACGGCGATGGCGAAACCTTCCACGGCGTCGCCCGCTTCCGCGCGGTGACGGAAGTGGAATGACGCGACGGCGGAGTAAGCAGTCGCCCCTCACCCTGACCCTCTCCCCGTAAAGAACGGGGAGAGGGAATGGCCGCCCGCGCGACGTCATCCGCAACGCGCAATCAAAAACTCGCGCAAACAAAAGAGCAATCCTTATGACAGCACAAAAAGGCAAAGACCTTCGTCTGAAGGTCGATACGACCGGTGCGGGCGTCTTCACGACGGTCGCCGGGCTGCGCGCGCGCGGGCTCTCGATTAGTGCCGAAACGGTCGAGATCACCAACACCGAAAGCGCCGGACAATGGCGCGAACTCTTGACCGGAGCCGGTGTGAAATCGGCGCGCATCACGGGATCAGGCGTGTTCAAGGATGGAGCCTCGGATGCGACCATCCGCGACTACGCATTCAACGGGACCATTCGCGACTGGCAGATCATTGTGCCGGACTTTGGCACGATCGCAGGTGCGTTCCAGATTACGGCGCTCGAATTCAGCGGCCGTCACGACGCGGAAGTGACGTTCGATATTTCTCTCGAAAGCGCCGGCGAGCTGACGTTTGCGGCGGCATAAGAATTCTCCTCTGTCATCCCGGGCGAGCCCACTTGCGAGACCCGGGACCCAGATCGCCTCTTGAAACACTGGGTCCCGGCTCTCCGCTTGGCTTCGGCCGGGATGACACGTTTTGCAATCTTGGGAGTTTCTCCTTTGGCCAACAAACATCGCGGTGAAATCGAAGCGACGCTTAGCGGCGTTCCGTACAGGCTCGTTCTCACGCTCGGCGCACTGGCCGAATTGGAAGACGCATTCGGTGCCGGCGACATGCTCGCGCTCGCAGCACGTTTCGAGACAGGCCGCCTTTCGCCGCGTGATTGCGTGCGCGTCATCGCGGCGGGGTTGCGCGGCGGCGGACACGCCGTCAGCGATGCCGACGTCGCCGCGATGCAGAGCGACGGCGGCGCGGCGGGTTTCGTCGATATCGTCGCGCGATTGCTCACCGCGACCTTCGGCGGCGACGATCGTGCGCACCATGCGGGGGGAGGGGAGAGTGCCGAAGCGCGGCCCCCTTTTGCTGGTACGCCGTGATGGAGATCGGTCTCGGCGTTCTCGGACTCGCGCCGGCGATCTTCTGGTCGCTGACGCCGCGCGAACTGCAAGCGGCGTTGCGCGGCAGACTGGGATCGCCTGAGCCGAGCGGAGCGCCGACGCGGCCGGAACTCGACGATCTGATGCGCCAGTTTCCTGATTGAAAGAACGAAGACCATGCCCCTCACCGACGATCAACCGCTCGAAGCGTGGAACGTCAAGATCACGGCCGATACGACCGATCTTGAAAGCAAGCTCGCGACGACGAGCCGTCTCGGGCGGCAATTCTCCAATACGCTCGTCTCGGCGTTCGGC